CTCAATACTTGGCACGTCATGGTAAAGCTGGGATACCTATACGACAACGAGGCCGCTGCACTTTCGGCACGTGACCTGTGCGACAATTACTACGGATGTCCGAACCATGCAGCCCAGCATTGGGTCAGTGTGCAGCAGTGGGGGGATAAGTGGGCTATTATCTACAACAACACGCTGCCAATTGTTCTTGGCGCACCTATTGTTTTACCTGAATTGGAAAATGAACATGAATAAACCATGAAAGCAGACCACACCATAATCACCATAATTTACAATCTCTAATGAGTGGTTACAGGTACATATTCGGGGCAGTTCCAGGAGGAAGCGCTCCATTAGCAGGGCAGGTTGACCTGACCCAATCCCCTGTGTACTACATTGGATACTGTACTTGCAGCAATAGCCTCAATCAAGCCAGTTCCTTGATGATTGTGAATTGATCGCTAAATTTGCCTCAACAATCAACAGCAGGAAAAATGCCGCACTCACTGAATCTTTTGCAGATAGACCCTTCAACTCTGATAGATTCAGCATCAAAGGTCCAGCCTGGTGATTACAGTGGGTACACCTTTGCTATAGTGATATTGACCTTGATGCTAGCAGGAAGTCTTCTTGCTGTCAAGAAGCTTTACGAGGAGAACAAGTCACTTCAAACAGCCGCAGTAACAAGAGCCGAGAGTGCGACAAAGGCACTGATAGAGGCTCTCACAGAGGTAAAGAGGCATTACGAGATCCTCAATGAGACCCTCAAAAGAATAGAGCAAAAACACTGAAGCATGAAAGCCTCTACAAGAAAAGCCTTGAATGATTGCTCGGGAATCGATGCCATACATGGATTCACCTGTAAGCTCAAGCAGGACATGAGCGTGCATCTTCCAAATGAAGTTGACAGATCTCAAGTGGTCGTCATGCAGGTGTCCCGTCAGATGGAACCGGTCAGGTCTTTCATGGACACATTTCAACATCTTCCTTTTATCGGGGCAATCTTGTTCAAGACTACATGAGCACATACATCAGCACTGCGGAGTTCACCAAGAAGCACGGACACTTTCGCATCTCGGAGTATTGCATCGAGCAGAAACCCCCGACAAAGCGCATCGCTGACATCATTCTCTCTAATCACATCACTCCCATGAATGCCGTGAGGGAGGCTGTTGGAGAGCCTGTTCTCGTGTCCAAGCGTTCGGGGTACCGCCCAAGGAAGTACGAGCAGAGCAAAGGCCGGACAGGAAACTCTCAGCACAACTTCGAGGAGAGCCACCCGAACGGGACAGGTGCAGCAGACTACACATCGGCCAGCGCAAAAGACCTCATCGAGCCCATGCTCGAGCACACCTGCTACACCCGCGTCTGCTACTACCCGAACAACAACTTCGTTCACGCGGATTTCAAGCCGACCCCAAGCGGGAAGCGAGAGCTGTACACCGCGCAAAGCCCCACATCCAAGTGGAAGCTCGATAGGGTTGTGGACATCCAAAAATAATTTTATAGGAAAAAAGCATTTTACTTGCATAGAGTAAAAAGGTTGCTTAGATTTGTCATCTCAAACGAGAGGCAAAAGAATGGCTGTCACACCAAACAAGAACGGTCAACATGTCAGGATACGGGTGATCTGCATCAACGATTCAGGCCGACCTTCCGACATTCCCAAGTCTAAGTGGCCCGTCAAGGGAAAACACTACACGGTAACATCCCATGTCGTGATGCACAGTATGGGAGGACGTATCGGTGCGACTCTTGAGGAGATCTCTCTTGATGGGTGTTTTCCCTACAAGTACTACCTCGCGGACAGGTTTGCGATACCTGCAGATGACATGGAGGCGATTTCCCGTGCCGCAGAGCTTCTCAGAGAGGTTCAAAAGGAGTTGGACAGGTTGAGTATCGAGGAAACCGAACTGGACCCAGCGTAGCAGCGTAGGGCTTAAAACGAGGCGACTGAGCAATGTCCAAAGGATACATCCTCTTCAAGAAACCGAAAGTGAACAGGCATGAGCCTTCCACTGCCATGCCCATCGAGTACTTCCAGTCAAAGGGTCTGATAGCGATAAGCGGGGTTTACTACGAGTTCTACATAGAGAAGAAGTTTGAGGACAGTACGACAACGGTGACAGGATTGAAGAGGCCCGAGGACGGGGTTTTTGTAGGGGCATCCACCCCTGAGCACATGAGGGTGATAAGAGCGATAAAGGAAACATTCAAAGGAGTGATATGAGAAGCGAAGACGAACACATCTTTATTCAGACCCTCAGTAGCAGGAACTACAGGAACCTTGATGGGGGTGGAACAATGATCTCCATCTCGGAGCACGGGGAGCTTGTACAGGATTGGGACTACCTATACGAGGAGCCAGTCAATCCTGAAGACTTAATGATGGGGTACAAGGAGTCTGACCACTGCGGACTCTCTGTCATGTACCCCGAGCATGTCTCAGAGATATGCCTCAAGAGGGTGTACATAACGGATGATGTCGGTGTGGACGGTGAGGAGATGTTCCTGTGGAGGGTGATCATCTACGGCCCGCTCGGAGAGACCTTGTTCAGCTTCGAGTCGAAAACAGAAGCAAAGGAAACCTTGAACTTTATCCTTGATTGGAAACGCAGATACAGCATGAAATGAGCGACACACCACACAAATGCCCCGTATGCGGAGGCACGGGAAATGTCCCTAGCGGATTCTACCTTGGAGGAAATCCAGCGCTAAACGCCTTACCTGTTACCTGCCGCAGTTGCTTCGGAACAGGAGTCCTATGGAAACCCGTAACAAAAGTCGACACCAATGCCAAGTTCGGCCCCTCGGAAAACAACCCTCTTCGTTCGAGCTTTGAAAACATGCATATCCGGTTAGGAAATTCTGTCAGTAACCCTATACGGCATGACGACATCGACCCCGATGGACTTGACACAAAACAATGAGCATGACACGCATAGGTAAATATGAACTGATCTCCTATCCGTAGCATCTCTGCGTGGTATGCACGGACAACATCGAAGAGGCCGCGAAGGAATAAAACCCTATCGGGGCCTTCCTCTTTAGCCCACAATGCAACAAGCAAGAAAAAAATTTTTCGTGCAGTCTAAATCCAATTTTTAGACGACCCTAAACCCAAAACACCCCCACCCATAAAACCCACACAAGGAAACCCATTGACAAGAACCAACTACAAGGAAGCCCTAACAGAGAATAACAAAAAGAAAAACCCCAGAGGAAAAAAGCGCAAAGGAAAACCCTGAAAGGAAAACCTCGATGGGGAATACTCTACGGGGAACTATACCCCCCATCCGCGTTCCCCGTCCTCGCCCCAAGATGCCCCCCGTCTCGGTTCCCGCTCGGGGGCCCCTACGGTTTCCCGCTCCGGGCCTCGCTGTCTGGCCCACCTTCGCGGGCATCCTTTGCAGGTGCCCTTTCCTTGCGTCCCTTGCTGTGATACCTGAACGGGATACCTGAAAGGGGTAGCGGTGTTAGTGGTGAATGAAAGTATATACGCTATATAGAGTATATACGCAAGCAAGGAACAATAACCTGTCTATTGTATATATTCTATATAGTGTATATACGGAACGCATGAGAGTAAAGCTGTTTGAAGTATATATTCTATATAGAATATATATTTGCAGCCCTAACTAAAACAGTAGAACAGATGCCGAGGATGTTGATAGACTTGACGGAAAAAGAAGCGCAGGAACTGAAAGAGCTTGCAACGTTGCACGGCCACAAGGTGAAACCCTTTGTGGAGTATATCGTCAGGATGCAAATAGGAACACTGCCAGCACCCACGGTTGCGCCCCTTGCCCTGAGCCCCGCACAGGATACCGAACAAGAAACCCACGAAGAGGAACCGCAACAGGAACAACGCGAAGAACCACGAGCAGGAAGAGCGCCGAGGATGATCAAGCCTTGGATCCCAAATAAAAACCTTGCAGCATACACGGAAGAGACAGAGCCGGGCAGCGGTATATTCACGGACGGGAAGTCCTTTGCGGTTCAGGTCGGACCGGTAGGACGGCAGTCGGCACACTTTTTCCAGTTCATTCACGAAGCCGAGGAATTCAAGGGAAACGAGGCCTCTTAAACCCTATATATATGACGTATATACAGCCCGGAAATAGAGCTGATAGAGGCCATTGAAAACATATATACAACGTATAGCTTTTATCGGTTCACTGTATATATAGAATATATAGGAACACCGCAACAAGGCCCATAAAACGGGCCTTTTTTGTGCCCTGTTATAGGGCATAGGACGGGAACCCGGACAAGGGACAAAGGGGAGGGACCGAGCAGGGGAACGGACGGGAAACCCGCACGAGGCAAGGGATACGGGGACTTCTTGGGGCGATCAATTTCCCCAACCGCGGCCCCTTTACCGGCCCTTTCCGGTGTCCTCTTCTACGGGTCTTCCTTTCTTGCTGTTCCCTTCTCTTGGCTTACCTGTTGGGGTGTTCTTGGTTGTTCCTATGTGTAGGGCATTCATTAAGGTATCTTTCGCGCGCACGGGTGAGGACGGTGATAAATTTAGGGCAATCTAAAAATTTTAGGTTATTCGTTTAGACGGGTCTAAATCGGCGTTTAGTTTGCGCGAAATCTTCTTTTTTTTGCTCATCATGTCGCACTAAAGAACAAAGAAAGCCCGTAAAGTATTCATATTCAGTACTTTAAAAGAGTAAATTTTTTTTTCTCAAATAAAGATTTTTGCTTGTTATTCTTAAAACAGTGCCTACATTTGAGGAGTAATAACAAACAACAAAAACCACAAACCATCAAAACCGCCTAACCATGGAACAGGTAAAGAATGTCCGAGAAGTAACAGTTTTTAATGTCCCTACAAAAATGAGCGCGGCACTACTCACCAGGGCGAAGGCAGGGGATCTTGGCACCTTCGCAACAGGTAAACCCGTAGCCGTTCGCAAATACGGAAGAGACGAGAGCGAAAAGTTAACATTTATTCTTTTCGAGACGGAGCGAGGACAAGAAGAGATTTTCATGTCCCGTTTTGAATGCCTTGTTGATGCGCGGGACGCGACCGTTAAAACCGTAGAAATCCGCAAGTAATCCCAAACCACAAACCATGAAAAAGCAGCTCTTAAAATTTGCCATGATCGTTTTGTTTCAGGTGTCTCTATTGGCGCTCTTGTTTTCAAACGCATTGATGAATTTTTAACCACAAACCAAAAACCAAAAACCATGAAAACCACAATCACCACTACCGACCACAATGCTCAGGCTGAAGCCTTTCTCAGAAATTCAGGCGTAAAAATGTCCGTCAGTTATTTCGGATACGGCCCACACTTCGCAGGGGATACCGATAGCCGGCACCGCTACCGGGTAACCTTCAGCAGGAACGGCAAGCGCATGCGGGTAATGTTTGGGCAGTCCATTGCGGCAGGAGCAACCGAGCCGAGCGCTTACGATGTTCTATCATGCCTACAGAAGTACGATGTGGGCACATTTGATGACTTTTGCCATGAGTTCGGCTACTCCGAGGACAGCCGGAATTCCGAGCGAATTTATAAGGACATACTAAGAGAGTGCGAAGGCATCGCGCGAGTATTTCCGCAAGATGATAACAGCGTTGAAGCCTTCAGAGAAATTCAATAACAACGTTTCACCCTTTCAAAGTTTAACCCGGCCACAAGGCCGCAACATTAAAAGCCATGAAAAAAGAGACCACCATTAACAACGGCAGAACGGTATTCAAGGACGACCGCACCCCTGAGCAGATGGAAACACATACCGTTTTGATAACGGCCACTGACAAATTCATGTCAGGATGGGGAGGAGCCTCAAACGGCCTTAGCAAATGTGCATGGGCAGTTGAACGCAAGAATTGGCGTAAAATGTTGGAATGGGTCGAGAACCGTTCCGACATGAAATATATAAACGTAAATTTCACAGGTAATTGGAGGCCGCGAAACGCTGCACACGTCCATATCTACGTAGCGAGCAAAGGCGACCATCCAGCGCTAAGAGACTGAGAAAGGACAGCCCCGACCGGAGGACCGGACAAAATCCCGAGCGATACGGGACCGGGGCGCAGTAATGAGTAACTAACCACTAACCACAAACCACAACAACATGAAAACAGAAGTAATAACCCGCGAAATCTTCACCTTCGAGGAGCTTTCTGAAGATGCCAAGCAAAGGGCCATTGACAACCTGAGAGAGATAAATGTTAATTACGAATGGTGGGACATGACATATGACAACCTTCGTGAGCTTGCTGAGATGTGCAATATAGCCGGGTTTGACATTGAAGGGTTCGACCTTGACAGAGCTCAGTCAATAGCACTAAGTGGAAGCGTTGACTACGCTGATCTTCAGTCCTTCGCAAGACAGCCCATAAAAGAGGATGGATATAAGCTACTTGATGAGCTGCACAAATTCGCGAAATCGGCACTGATTAAAAATCTTTGTCCGGCCATGAGGACGGTAATAGCGACCACGTACGCCCATGGATACCGATTTGAAACAGGAGCAAGTTACGAGCGGACCCGATACGGGTGCACGGATGATACCCGCGTAGAAACAGAAGCCAACTATGAAGGAACGTCCGAATTAATGGTCGAACAAACGGAGGAGTGTGCAGAGGCCTGTTCTGAATTTTTGGAGGAGTTCAAAAACCTTGCTTTCAAAATGCTTTCTGATGAATTCGATTACCTGTATTCAGATGAAGCAGTGAGAGAAGCCATCGAGGCCAACGACTACGAATTTTTGGAAAACGGGGAGCTTGCATAAAAATACAGCCCGGCACCCGATAACGGACACCCGCGAAACGGTGCCGGGCCAATACCACTACCAACAAAGAACCAACAAACAGCCACACCATGAATGTCAATTCAATCAAAATAGGGGACACTCTTAAACACCCATACTTCAGCTTAAGCGGGATAGTCACCGAAATCGGGGAACCTGAAAGCACAGGACAAGGAACAGACTTTAAACCCGTGAAACTGAAACCACTGAAAGGTTCAGGCCCGGACTATAATGAGTGCATCACCTCATTTACCCTTACGTTTCACGAAGACGAAAACGGGGATTATACACATCAAGGACTCTTGAAAGTCAACTGATAACCACCAACAACGCTACACCATGAAAGCAACAGTCAAGACCATTAAAGGAACACCGGGAACGGCAGTCTTCAATGCCAACCTGAGAAGCTACGCAGCCGACAACCTGAAGGGATACAGGCAGCTCAAATTCAACGAGACACTGAAGGGCAAACAGGCCGCACACGTTGTCCATATCAAAGGACGATACTTCAGGGGCGAATGGTCGGGATACGTTTCACAGGTCGTGACCACCTTTTACAAGTAAACAACAACCGGGCAGCCGCCCATAAAAACCACAACCAACAATGAAAAAAGTAAGAGCAATTTTCGACAACGGAGGACAAACATTCGACCGCTACACCGTCATCTTTTCGGATGGGGAAATGATAGGGGCAAGTGAACATCCGTTCAGCCCGGCCGGGTTCGGTCAACATACGGGCAACCTGATCGACAACTACCAACGGAATGCATGGGGAGGACGGGGAACAGACCGACCGACCAACAAGCGAGAAATCAACCGATGGATAACGGTAGACATTCAGAACTTCAAAAAGAGCAGGAACATAGGCAAGCTCATAAAGTTCGAGCAATTACCGGAGGACGTGCAAAAATTCGTTCAACAGGAATTAACGGAGTGAACACCATGAAAACAACAGCCGCAACCACAGCCCTACTGTTAGCCCTTGCCGTGACATCCGCACAGGCACAGACACAGGAACCGACAACGGCCCCACCGGACAGCACAACAGGCAGTTCCATCCGTTGGGAAGGTCGCAAGTTCGAGCCCATCTACCAAACACCGAGCGGAGGCCTGTTCCTTGCGAGGACCAACAGGCAGGGGATCTATTATCGGAAATTCATCAAAGACGAACCAACAACCAACAAGCCATGAGTGAAATCAGAGTTCAACAAACAAACGAGAAAATCGGATACCCTGAAGGGAAGATATTTTGGGAACCATTGAAAGGCTGGACAAGCCAATTAATGAAAAACCTTTACAAGCAAGGCTACAGGGCCTGCAAATCCGGGTCCGCTCACATCCTGAAAGACAAGCAGGGCACAGAAGTTTGCAAAGGTTATTCATGGGAGGGCTTGTTACTTGAAGCCGCCCTGATAATGAGATGACCAACCAACAACGCCAACAAGCCATGAAGACAATAGACGGCAGCAGACAATGGACGGTGACACCCGCCCCGGAATCCCCGGAGGACCACCGAACGGACACCCAGTTAATGGAACAGCTCAACACGGACTATTTCAGGGAACACGGAAAGACGGTCCGGGCATTGTGCGAATCAATGGGCCTAACATTCATAGGAAGTTGGGGCGCATCTATCCAACGCCCGTCCAACAACAGGAACAGGCCCTTTGGCCGGATACCGTTCACGGGCCAACACCCGGACGGACGGCGAGAGGAGTTTTTTTTGATCGTACGCATAAAGACCAACAAGCCATGACCACCACCAGACAGACATTCCACATCTACAATCGAAGAGGATGCCTACTTGCTATGCACGTATGCGAGACAACCGAACAGGCACAGGCAGCGGCCCAGTCCAAATATCCCAATAGGCAAACATTCGTTAGACCATCGGGCAGCAGATGGGCAACGTAAGTAAATGACATTGCGCGAAAATTTTTTTTCTTTAGCTTAAAAGAATTTCCTTGCATATCTTAAAAGAATAACTACCTTTGGCAGCACATAACACAACCAACCAACAACCACAAACCATGAAAGCCAACACCTACAAAATGAGAGCCGAAGGGGCATGGGACGTTGCCCGCTTCATCGGGGCAACAGCCGGACAGCTCTCAAAATTCAAGATGGAAACCATAGGCCACGGCCCGGACGTGACACTTGAATTTACCACCGTTCACTCGCGAGCCAACATTCAGAAAGCTCTTTCAATGTTAGACGATGCTCATGTGATGAGCCAAACATTGGCCCTCAAACGGGACTACACAGGCGAGCGCATTTAACCAATTCAACCAACAACCACAACGCCATGAACCACTACACAGGCACAGACTATCTGATTGACAACGAGAATGGGACATTCGGAACCGAGAACGACTACGGAGTAATTGAGGACGGACTGACATTTGAACAGGCAAAGGAGCGTTCCTTAAAGTACAAACTTGGATATTCCGACCTCCTTGTTGACTGCCAGACATTTGACGACTACAAAACAATCGGTTCAGAGATTCAGCGAATGCGAAGGCTTTACAACACAATAAAAGAGCGGTCAAAGTATCTCAAGAGAGCATTAACACCTGAACAGGCCGCCATCGCAGAGGCTTACAACTTTTAATGAACCAACAACCACAAACCATGAAAAAGGAAAACTTCGAGAAACTCATTCAGGCAGTAACAGGCCGTCCTCTTGAGATTATCACAGAGGACAACGAGATCCAACTGCAAACAGAGTATTGCATAGCTCACAGGAACATAGAGGGCACTGACAACTATGTTCGATTTTATTGGAAAACACCAAAGAAACAAGACAACATCATGCGATCATTCATTACCGCCTTTGCGTCAAAGTACACGCAGCCGAACCCGGCCAAATACGGACCGAACGACTGGAATCCCGACCGCAAGACATGGGACCAGATGACCGGCAGGGAGCGAACTATGGCCTATTACCACCACAGGAGCTATATGTACACCAAGGAGCAACTACTCAAACAGGTAGAAGCCAACTTCGGTACACCTCAAATGGGAACCGCCATGATGCGCTACGGTTTCTACCTTACAGACTACGGGTTTGGAACCTTCGTCTTGTTCGGAGGGCAGCACGTTGAGAAGGCTGTTATGAGGATGCGCGAGTATCTGAAATTGGAAAACATCCCTTACCGGAACGAGCTTTCGGACGCAAGATGGGTGCTCCGTTTTGTCCTCAACATGGGGCGACCGATACACGAGAAGATCCTGACCAAGTTTAACGCAACAATCAATTAACCCGGCCAACAGGCCACAAACCAAACGGTCATGAAGACTACAGCCAACATTCACCCCCACAACGAGGCCGCTATCAAGAGCCTTGTTCAAGACGACATCCCACATAGCAGCATTCACGGGCAACGCCTTGCAGCCCTTCATAGGTTGATACAGATAAAAGGCCAGCCGATAACATCGGAGGACTATCTGAACGGGCACAGAGCCATGAAACTACCATCGGGCGACATGATAGCCATCATTCACAACCCAGCAAGGCCCGGAAACTTTTTCCCGTGCCAAATCAAGTCAGTCATACTTTCTGAACTGACAACGCCATGAGCCAACACCTAAGACCCACATCGACCCGCATACGGACACCCTCCGGAGCTATCCGATACAGGCCAACAATAGTGGACATCACGAACAGGCCACACCGCAAGACTTACGTGGGAACGCCACAGATAAGGGCAGGGACAGCGAAAGCCATCGCGGATGCCTATGTATCGGCCAACAAGTAGAAAGCCCGTTAGAGGGCCGGAAATCAAGTCAACCAACAATCAAGCACTTAAAAGCAACCACGACATGAATCAGCAACAATTAGCCACCGAGATTAAGGCCGCGACAGGGGCCACCTACTCAATTCAGGGATGGAATATCTACCTGAAATCATCAGAGGACATTGCCGAAAAGGTGGTTTCCATACTCAATGACCTTAACGAGAAGCACGACATGGGATATAAGCGATTCGGGAAGGTGAAAAAAGATTCGGGTAGGGTATTGATAACGTCCGTTCCATTCGGTATTGCCCTGACCATCAATTAACCAACACAAGCCAATTCAACCAACAGTCAACACTTAAAAGCAACCACGACATGAGAGTAATTAAAAGAGCGAATTTGCCGACATCACTCAATTTGAACGGGAAGACCTACAAACGGGGAACCAAAACAACCAACAGCGTAATTGTGGAAGTTTTGCGCGGCAAGATGAAAAAAGTTGAAGACTTGCGCGGTAAGCCATATCAACCGAGAGTTCACTACTTCAACCCATCAAGCCATGAATGAAGCAGTGATAGACCTCTTTATATCTATTCTTATCCGCAAACACAAGCCATTAAGACACAGGATAGGAATACATGAAAATTCATATTGTCTCGTCAGGTCACATCCTAAAGGCGATGATGTTCTCATGGCGAAAACCATTACCGACCCCATTCAATTCAAAGAAGAGGTGGAGAACATCGCAAAGATTTTCAACGCAACCATCATTGAAGAAACAACCACTAAACACCAACACCATGAACAACAACAGCAGAACACTTGACTACGCATGCAACAACGGACTGTTTGCCGTAGAGACAACATCCGAAGCCAACGGATACCCGGCCAACTTGCGCCAAGCCCTCACATTCGACACCATTACAGACCTTTTAGTTTGCTCCGATGAACTGACCAAATCAGGGCATTCCGTCACGGAGCTTTTGCTCCACAAGCGGGACGGCTGGCAGCTTTGGCACAGGAGAGCCACAAGTATCGACCATAGAATGTTCCGAAAGGCAACAGACAGCGAATCTGTTTTGGAGGTCAACATATCCGATGATGACAACGAGGTGGCTTTCGACCTGATTGCACAGGGCCGGACATTCACCGACCTCGAGGAGATGAGAAGGGCAATCGATAACGTGGAAACCTTCAAAGACGAACTGGAGAACATCCTCTCAGAAGTTGAGGACAAGGGACTGACAGAGGCCACCGTGTTCTATGACCCAAACAACTACGCTATCAGGTATTGGGCCGACAACGAGACCATAGGATACAGCCATGACACCCACACCTACCAAGTGGCCCTGATGGTGGACTGGAAAGAAGAGGACGAGGAGGACAACGATTGACAGACATGGTTGACACGCTACGCGGTTGACCGGGGCGGGACAACGGTTGAGACACCCGCCCGAAACCACACCTTAACCAAACAACCCAAAAACAACCAACAATGAGAGCAGAAATCAATTTCACCCGAAAGGGCAACTACATCGGGCGCAGCGGACACGCCACCATGCACGGCCTTGATATACTGACAACGACCAACCAACGGAACGTTGTGCTGTCCCCTATAAACAGCCGAGGCCCAGCACAGTCAACATTCTACGAGATCCCCAAAGAAGACATACCCAACATCGTAGAGGCATTGACCAACGCAATGGGGCAGGACTGGCCGAGGTATTTCCACGTAGGAACAGAAGACGGTGTATCGTTAGGAGTCATCCGAGGGAAAGACAACGATGAACTCAACACCAAGCTCCAACAAGCGCTTCTCAATGGACTTGCAGCGGAGGCCGTCAAGTACGAGAAAGTTGACTTTAAGTTTTGGGAGAAGGAACATTCGACCGATGTTGAAGTGAGCTGGCTCCCGAACGGTAGCGGATTGGGCGACATCCTCAAACAGAAACGAATAGTAATCACCTACACATTCATGCAGCCATGAACCACGAACAGACAACCACCGCACAGGCACACCGAACAAGGTCCGAGGCCAAGTTCTCAGAGATGTTCTTTCGGGCAGCATCCCGCGCAAAAAGTATTCACCAACAATCCAAAAAACCAACAACCAACATGAAAAAACAACTTCTGACAATCGCAGCCGCAGTCGTAGTAACAGTTTCCACCGCATCGGGTCAGTGCGACCGGCTCACGACCGTGACCCACGACAAATTCACGGGAAAGAGCACCGCATCAGGTGCTGACTATATCGTGGTCAGCGAAGACGGCATCAATGGAGTGGCATTCCTGTTCGTTTACGGGGAAAAGTCGCTGATACTTTCGGGCAAGATCTACGGGCCGAGTGCCTGTATAGATGACAAGGCCAAGATCTACCTCCTGTTCACGGACGGTTCCAGATTGACAATCCCTAATCAGGGAAAATTCAACTGCGATCGGAACTTCAGCCACTTCTTCTTCAATCCGGAGCGGTCGGACATCCTCTCTCAGCTACGGACAAAGACCATCGAAGCGCTTCGGGCAGAGACCGCGAAAGGCTCCGTCACCGAGGACGTTCCGAGCGATAAGGCCAACGACATCAGGGAAACGATCAACTGCCTTCTGAAATAACCAACCAACCAACAAACAGAAAACATGAAAACATACGTGATAGTAAAACGAGAGTATCAGTACGGACTGGCCAAGAAACTTAACGCGATGGGCGTCAGCACCTCACAGGTGGTTGACACCGTGAAGGGAACCCTTGAAGATGCCGGTCGGGCATTGCTCGATAGGCTGCGTGACAACGAGCTTCGTGTAGATGGAGACACCTACTACACACAGGTCAAAGGCGAGTTCATTCCCGCATTCACAGTAGGACAGGACCACTGCGAGGTAGATGAACTGTGGTCCGAGTTCACTATTGCAGAAGCATAAGCATAAACCAACAATCCAAAAAACCAACAAAAGCCATGAAAAAGTACACCCTCAACATCCCCGCCAACACCCGTTCGACAACCCTCCGCGTGATTGCGGTAGCACTTCTGGGCATTGCCATGACAGCGGCCTCCGCCAACAATTCCACCGCACAGACCGTCACCGTCGACCAACACGGGAACCTCCACGAGAAGCCCCGACAGGTGGCCGTGACAGACAGCCTGACAGGCCGAACCTTCACAGACGCGAAGGGGAATGTCCACGATGTCTTCAAAGGAGCCAAGAACGCACTCTACATCGGAGTGATCTCCAAGAACGGGAACTACTATCGCAGGTACCTGAAAGTGGAGAATAATTAAAGGAGTTTTTTTTCGATCTCTAAAAAGTAACTACATTCGCAACCTAATAACAACGCAAGACATGGGACAGGGCAGAGAAACAGAATTGAGCAGGCTCAAGAGGCTTGCCAACGAGTGGCAGATAAAGTGCCGAATAGCAGACTCAAAAGAAGAGACACCCGATAGCGAACACACGGCAGAGCGCAACGGACACGCGGCATGGGTGCAATTCGTGGCAAGCAAGATGCAGCCCAACTGCCCGTACCCGAAGGGGTCTGTGCAAGAGGTTGCATGGAGAAGGGGCTGGAACAAGGGATAAAGCAATCAAAACCAACCGAAAAATGATCACTTTGAAAGACATCGACAAGGCCAACTTCGCAACGGCCATCGGCTACAACACGAAAGTGAACAAGCTGTGCAGGAGACTGTACAAGATGGTTCCAGAAGAGGGTGACGGGATAACACTCGTCTCCGCCCGCGTGGCCGTACCCAACACGACCCTCGGCCAGGTCGCTCGACTGGTGCAGGTGGAGGCATCCAAGAGAACGGCCTCTGTAGGGTATGATCGCGCAGAGGAACACTTCCTTGAGATCAAGGTCGGGGAGGCCGTTGTAGAGGTTTTTTGCATCGTAGAAAAGAATTGAGACATGTCAAAAGAACTCAACCAATTCGCAATAACGGTTTCCAAAGGGGCGGCCAACACAAGCCCCTCCGCAATCCTCTACATAAAGGAGGGCGCGGCTGAAGTCCTCCTCCAATACCCCCGACAGGAACTCATGTACATGACCGAGGAAGGGGACGAGGAGGACAAGGACGGGGAATACCCCGACAGGTACTTCGTTGCGGTCGTCCCCGAATCAAGCCCATTCGAGGGCCGGATAATGTCTCGCGATAAGAGGCGCAACGGGGCATACCGTTCGGCAGTACCGGCAGAGCTGTTCCCGATCGGCACCTACATCATGAGCCAACACCCGGAACACATTGACGGAGTGGACTGGTTTGAACTTACGCCCGAAAAATAGTCGTCCTATTAAAAGATTTCTTTTGCAGGACTTAAAATAAGTGTTACCTTTGGCGTCACGCACACGCACCCGATGAACAGCACAGCAGAAACATATAACCAAGGACAGATAGAAGATGCTCAGAAGGATATTTCCCGACTGACATCCGAGGTAGAGTATCTGACAGCGGCCCTTGCAGACATTCAAACAAAGTCGCATGGGGAGGTGGCTGTTCTGCGAACCCGCTTGAAGGAGCTGAAAGAGGAGTCTGATTCCGAGTCCGACATCAACGAGCTTCTGAGGATGAAGGACGAGATGAATGCCATCTGCTTTACCTTGCAGGAGAACGAGGCCGCGTATAATCGAATGAGACTACAGAGCGAGCACTTCTACAAGGAGTCCGAGAGGAAGCTGATAGAGAAGTTGTCTGAGGCAATGGCTGTGAACAGGGCGGAGGTCAAGGCAAAGCTGACCACGCTGGAGGTCCGCAAGATGCACATTGACGCGGCTGCCCTGTACGAGGACTTCAAGGGACTGAGGTTCGTTGCCAAGGAATCCGTTGAGGGAATCCAACAGAGGGTGGCCGTGTTGAGGAGAGATGAGGAGGTGTCCCGGATGAGGGAATCAAGTCACGCATAGAGCAATCAATCAAAACCAAACCATAAACCATAAACCCGCCTACAAGGCACAAAACCAAGAACCGATGAGCGCATTGAAAGTTCCATCAAGAAACAGTGAGGGCACCGCAGTCCTTGAGCATCCGTCCCGTTACAGGGTCTCCTTCAAAGGGGATACAGGGGAATTCGAGGTGTACGACAAGAGCACCAAAGAGAAACAGCGCATTTCGCACGACAAGTTCGTGTTCATGCCACTCATTCGCACCGCAGGGGCCTCCGGCTACTATCAACCCGCAAACATGGGGTACTGGTCGAACGAGATTCAGGACAGCCGCACCGACATCCTCGAAGTGAAGGGTAACGATGGGAGCACTTTCTGCAAGGGCCTCTGGAAGGAGATCAAAGAGCAGTGCAACGCCCGCAAGATCGAGTTTATCGGGAACCTGTACGCAGCAGTCAAGATCAGTGGCAATTATGAGATTGCCGTCATAGAACTGAAGACCACTTCTCTGGTCGCCTTCGGGGAGTTCGCCAAGAAGTTGGCATCGGAGAAGGGGAAATCCAATGCCATTTACAACGTGGCTGTAAGGGTTTCCGCACTCACCCCGAAGAAAAACGGAAGCGTGAACTATGTCGTGCCCACATTCACGGCACAAGAGGTGTCACCGCAGGGCATGGAGGCAAGTGGCAAACTCGCGGACACCTGCATAGCGTACCTCGAAGGGTACTTCTCAGAACAAGAGGAGGCTCAGGCAGCAGCACCCGCAGCGTCAGTCCCCGTCCAAGCACCCCAAGCAACGGCAGCCCCCGCGCAAGTACCCGCACAACAAGCCCCGCCACCGCCCATGGAGGAGGACCTTACAGCAATGTACGGAGAGGATCCCCTTGCGGGAGGCATCGACTTGGGAGGAGACGAATTGCCGTTCTGAGGATACTACACAGGGATGCGGCATTGGGTCACCGCTTGTAGCTACCATCCAAGCAAACTGCGCGGGGGAATTGAGTGGTCGGGTTCGACTCCCGGCATCCCTTCTACAATTAACCATCAAAAACCAATCTGACATGAGTATCACAATCGAACAAGTAGAAGAGTTCTTCTCCAACAGAGCCCTTGACGTGGCCGAGGGCATGGCCGACCCGATGGACGTCTATGCTGAACTTTCCCGCACAGAGAAACTGACCGAGGCTTTGAAGAAGGCCGTGAAGGAGGAGGCTATGGCGCAGGCACTTGAGCATGGGGCCGATAAGGAGAAGGTGGCCTACCATGGGCACACATTCGAGGTCAGAAAGGGCCGTTCCATGTACTCCTTCAAGCACATCGAGTCGTGGGCCAAGGCAGAGGAGGAGAAGAAGCGCATCGAGGAACTTGCAAAGATTGCCGCCAAGAAGAATGTGGAGGTGGCCGACACGGAGACAGGAGAGGTAATACCTCCCGCCCACGTCACCTACGCAGCGGACTCACTCATTGTATCACGCAATTAAGCCATGAAAGCGTTATTAGGATTCACTATCGGGATGGGGATGATTGGCGTAGTCTTCAATATGATTGATGGAAACACAATGGCTGCCGTATGGGCTTTTGCATCAACTCTGCTGCTCATAAGCCGTCTCGCAAGAGAATACAGAAATTGAACGAGTACAAGGCCAATCCTCTCCTGTTCATCAACACGTTCCTCCGCAGAGCGCACGAGCCGTATGTCTCAGAGGAGCAGTACATGAAGGTAGCGAAGGGGAAACCCAACGTGTATGACCTGAGATGGCAAGTGAGAGTGAGGAAGAATTTTTTCGACAACCAACAAGACAACAGTGGTCATGGCAGCCAAGAAAAAAGCTGAACAAGCAGAATCGGTAACGCAGGAATCCTTCGCTCTTACCGTGGTGAAGGTAGAACTTGACAAGAACATCCCTCAAGACCTGTGTAATGAGCTGACGGGGGCGTTCTTTCCGATATACCGGCAGATGCAAGACCTTGAGGCCGAGTACGAGGCCATAACAGGGGCAGATGTGACCGTACACACGAACAAGATCTCCAAACAGGCCCGCGAGTTGCGCCTCAAATACAAGTCCCTGCGAGGGGTCAAGGGATTGAAGGGCGTACACGAGGAAAAAAAGGAGTTTTACCGTAGCGTAGGTAGCGCGATTGACGCCCTCGAAAGGGAAGGTCGATTAGCGGCCCTCGCAAGGGAGGAGAAATTGGAAGAGATCGAGAAGTTCCACGAGAGGCAACTTCAAGAGACCCGAGCGGAGGAATTGCAGCCGTACCTCCTCGAAGGTCAGGAGATGCGTAAAGACCTCGGCACCATGAACGAGGACGATTGGGAAATCGTCTTCATGGGACAACGGACGAAGTTCCAAGAGGCGACAGAGAAGGAGGCCAAGAGAGAGTTGAGACGGAAGCGCATCGAAGAAGCCTCGAAATACGCCCTCTACATAGAGGACTTCGACAGCATCCAGTGGGAGGGTCTGCCGGAGAAAACCTACAACAGCCTCCTGAAAGAGGCCAAGGACGCGCACGAGGAAAGGGAAGCGGCAAGGTTAAAGGCTGAGGCCGAGGCCAAGAGACTCCAAGAGGAGGCTGATGCACGGGAGGCCGCGCACAAGGCAGAACTTGAAAAGAAGGCCGCAGAGGAGATTGAGAGACAGCGCAAGTTCAGTTCCAGAGTAGCGTCCGTCAAAGGGGGTGAGCTGAGAGAGGACGGCATCTACTACAAGGACAAGAGGATCTACACAATGAAGTCGCTGCAAGAGAAACCTGACGAGGATTTCGCCAAGTTCTTGCAGGCACACCTCGAACGATATAACGCAGATTTTCAAGCCGAGGCTGACAAGAAGGCCGCAGAGGAGGCCGCGAGAAAGGCTCAGATAGAGGAAGCGGCAAGGGTCGCAGCGGAGAACGCCCGCTTGCAGGCCGAGAAGGATGCCATCGAGAAGGCCCGCAAGGAGGCCGAGGAGAAGATGGCCGCGCAGAGAGCCGGGGCGGATGCCAAGAAATCGGCACCCGACAGGGATAAACTGAAGGAGTTCCGAGATGAGTTGGCCGGGTTGGGATACCCTGTGTGCAGCACCGAGTCAGGGAGGATTATTGTGGAAAATTTGCAGAAGCACATTGCGAAGGCCGTAGAGTACATTGATAGGAACATTTGAAAAGATTTGAGCAGATGAACACCTACTCCTTCAGCAGACTCACATCGTGGCACACCTGCAAGGGTGCATGGAAGAGGAACTACATCTTGGAAGACAAGGGGGAGAATAATTGGTTCTCCCGTTTCGGCTCCCTCGGTCACCTCGTCTTTGAAAAGGTGGACAGGAAAGAGATAGCCCCCGAACAAGCACTTCAAGAGTGGACCTCAAGATACAAGGAAGCGGTACTTCTCGGTGCGGACACGCATGAGGTTCCTTGGATGATGAAGCGGTATAAAGGGGCTTGCGATTTCTTTTCGGGATTCACAGGGTGGCGCACCGATCCTGTATGGATTGAGGAACACATTGACATTGACAGGGGGACTTTCAGATTCCAAGGCTACGTTGACCGCCTCAGCATCCTCCCGAGCGGGGACTACTCAATGCAGGACTACAAGAGCTCAAAGAGGTACGAGGGGAAAGAATTGAAGGAAAAGGCCCGGCAGATGTACCTCTACTCGGCAGCCGTGAATGAGCGCTTCGGGGTGTTCCCGAAGAATCTCATCTTCTTCCACTTCTTTCAGAACATCCCCGTCATAATCCCATTCAAAATGGACGACTACTGGGAGGCATGGGATTGGGCCGCGAGGACAGTGGCTGAGATAGAGGCTTACGAAGACGACTACCCGCTGACCGATAACGGGTACTTCTGCAAGGCCATCTGCAATTACAGGAACGATTGCCCCGTAGCGGCACAAAGCAAAAAAAACTGACATGAGCACCTCGCCAAGAACCATCTTTAATATGCCCTTTCCCCATGCCTTCTTTCGTGGGGGCATGATGGAGGTCATGCTTGCGGAAGTGTCCCTTGAAGGAGAGGGAGGGGACAGGCTTGTGACGGTGACATTCTCGGGATCCTCGCAAAAGGACTCCTACAAGGACAGGTTCTCAATCACATCATCCCTTGCGAACATGGCGTCCCTCTCAAAGCTGCTCCATGCGAATTGCCCGACAGCGGCCATCTACGGTACCTCCGAATGGGCCGTGGCGACAGAGACCCAAGAAGGAAACCTGCTGCTGTGTCTCAATCAGGAGGCCAAGATGGTGATGATCGAGGAGGATGAAGTGGCATTCACCCTTGACTTCTTCTCTCTCCCTGGACTCCGCTTTCACGATGCCACGCCAAGGCACGATTCAGGACGCCCCTGCATATCCCTGAATTGGGATGACTCCGCGAAGGTTCAGAACAGGGACGCCCGACTGTGGGAATGGAGGGGAGGCCACAACAAGAGCGACCTGATAGGGGCATTGGCAGAGTGCCCATGGGTGATGTTCGAGAATGTGATACTTTGAAAGAGCAATGACAGCGGCAAGACTCAAAGGACTGAATAAGCCAAAACTGACGTGCCTGCCGGTCGGGACCAAATGGAGAACCTACGATGGACATGAGTACGAGATCACAGGAGTGTACACCGTATTCGGCAAGAACGGGTATCACGTCAAAGAGGACGGAGAAAGAAAGCCGAGATGGGCCAATGCCAACGGATCCCCGAGATATGTTCCAGAGGAGGAAGTGAAGGAGCTCAGAGCGAAGAAAATTTGAAATACTGGCAAAAAAAATCCTTCTCACTTCATTCAATTAAAAGAAAATCCTTACATTTACACGCGCAAAAGCAACCGACATGGCAACAGGTACAATCGAGAAACAGGCCGCTTTCAGGTTCATCGAGCCGAAGCTGCCCTCCATCAGAGAGCGCATAAAGAGCCTCCTTTCCAAGTGCAACGGAAATGGACTCACTGCAAAGGAAATCTCCGCAGCGTTGTCCGTGAAAGCGAATACCATCACGGGCCGGATTGATGAACTCTGGGACGAGGGATTCCTCCACGGGGTATCTTCAAAGGGCATCGAGACGAGGTATCGCGTCACGGCACCCAAGGACGTGAACCGAGTGAAGGAGGCCCGTAGGAAGGAGAAGTTCCATGTGTGGCTCAGAAAAGGCCGCGAGAGGTACGGTGACGTGATCACTGACGAGGTGTGGAATGAGATGTTCAAGGTAGCAACGACTGAATTCAACTGAGATGAAAAAAAGACACGTTTACCTCGTTATTCAGGATGATAGACGTTACCCTTGCCGCGATCACAACGACACGCAGCGGCACATCTTAGGCGTTCACACCAGCGCGGCAAAGGCATATGCTCACCTCGAATCGTGCAAGCAGTCACGGCTTGACCTTGGATACATAGAGGTTCGGGATGAGGAATATAACCCCGATTTGCATGACGGAAAGAAGAGGGCGACATACCTGAGCCACTACAAGCACGGTTCGTCCGAGTTGATAATTGACAAAGTACAGGTTAGATGAAATACGCATACACCTACGTCCTCACATGCTGCGTGTGGCTACCGTGGTACACCGCGCCAAAGCCTCCACAGCCGACACCCGAACCCGAGTCCATTGGCGTGGTCTGCGAGTGTTGTCTTCCGGCTCAGGAACCCGATTGGGAGTGCGCGGATTGGCAGGCCAAGCACGGAAAAATCCCGGACTTCATCAAAAACGAGTTCAAGTAATCGCCTTAGCACCCACAAAAAAAACCGACATGACCCACAGACAAGAACAGCAGGAACATTTTGACCGGCTATGCCACCTCCGAGGGTTCGACCCCTTGAAGCGCATCGACAACAGCCACGCAAGAACCCGCCTAAAAAGGTCTGACGAGGTATGGTATGAAGGGAGGGCCTATCGGGTGATTGACGTGATGGGGAGTCCTAAACTGGAATTGATCAACAAGGTGAAGTAGAATGGAGGCAAAGCCAATCAGACCCAAGAAAAAGACCCCTCCATGGAAGCGGAGAAAGGTCTATGCGATGAGCCGATTCGAGGAGTACAAGAGACTCATGGCGTACACCCACCTCATTTACTCCATGGGGATAATCGAGAAGGAGCAGCCGGGAGTGGCCTTCAAGGTGCTTGCAGAAATAATCCTGAACACTGACGGATTGATCACCGAGGGAATGCTTGAGGAGTACAAGAAGAGAAACAAGAAGAAACTACGATAGGAGACATGGAGACAGAACTTCACTACATCACCGTCAAGACCTCCGAGGAGGACGGCTACACGGTGTGCATTCAGTACGAACCCGCGAGGATGACCCGTTCGAGGACTCACTTTCAGCCCGAGGAGTACGGAGAGGACAGGATCATCTCTATCACCCACGAGGACGGCACCGAACTGAAATCCAAAGAGGTCTCCGCTCTCGGTATCACCGATTACGACTTCAAGAACATCACTGAGATTGACCTTACACAAACACTTCAAACAGATCAGCAATGAAAATCATCATCAGAGTACTCTCTTCACCCTTCTTCTTCGGACTTTACCTTGTCCTTGGCTTGCACATCGCCCTGAAAGGAACCTACTGCTTTATACGCTACGGAGGCGAGATGCTGACCTACATGCAGGGAGACAAGGAAACCATTGCGAATATCTACAACGAACTCAAAGAGGGAAGGCCATGAGTCATGACTACACCTCATACCACGCCAAAGCCTCCCTCGACAATTCCATAGAAATACTCGAAACGGTATCCTCCAATCTGAGGCGCTATCTGGAGACCAAGGGAAGAACCCGCACGGATTTCCTGAAGTGGGTCAAGGCGCAGAAAATCAAAGGGGTGCCCCATTCAAGGATTGCCCGATGGCCGGGCATGGAAATGGAACCAGGCAGGGGTAACGTGGAGACGGATACGATTCGGGCCGTGTCCCTTGTAGCAGCCTACATGGGGAAGTCGCCAAAAGAGGTCATGTTCTCGAACATTCCTTTGGACAGCCTGTGAAGCATGATATTCAAATATCCCCACATGGATCCCGAGCAGCGGGCTCAGTTGCTGTGCGACTACACAGGATTTCAGAAAAGAGTTCCCGTTGTCGGTTGCCGCGAAGACAAGAAAAAGGAGCTCGTACCGATTACAGTAATGAAGGAAATGTGGGACGAGCTCACATCTTCATGCCAGCTTTCAGAGACGAGAAGGAACAACGCTTTTTTCTATATTGCAAGAGAAATGGGATACGGGTCGGGGCAAATCGAGAGGGTCGTTGAGGTGGGCATCAACAGAGACCTTGCCCTCGCTAACGGGAGGTCTCTGATGGAGTACAGCTATCAACTCAGCGAGGCGTGGGCCGCTATCGAAGAATCACTTAACAGGTAAATACAGAAGACATGACCAAGAACGAAATCCGCATCGCTCTTCTGAAGCACATTCAGCCGATTCCAGCCAAGAGCCTCGAAAAGGCCGTGGACGAAATCTACCTGAGTGTCCAAAAGGCCCTCGGCAAGGAGTCCAGAAAAAAGAACACCGAGTACGCAGACCTGAACGGGACCTACCACACGCACCCCAAGATGAATTCCAAGATACAGGAGTTCATCAAGGCAAGGAAGGAGGCCAAAAAGCCGATGACGAAGAGGGCCGTTGAAATGCTCCTCGACAAGTTCAAGAAAGGTGGCTTTACCATCGGAGAATGTATTGAGGCCATTGACGTGGCTATCTTGGGGAACTATCAGGGAGTATTCCCTAAGAAGCAGTTCAAGAGGGCCGCGCACGAAAACCCAGACCCGAAGATCATTGACTACACAGAAGGATTACCAACTCACAAAAAACCGACAACGACATGAATAAGGCTTGCGACATCCTTGAAATTGAGCGCCACAAACTGATTGTTTCCCAATCAAAATTATTACTTAAACTCTTGCAGGGGGATGATGCCAAGGCAATTGAAGACATTTTGATGCGTTCAAAATCTGAAATAGACAATCACAATAATTCAGCACGAACAATATGTGACATGACCAATATAGAAGACGGGAAATGGAGGTCAACGATTAAAAAGGTCATTATTGGTAAATTCACCAATTACTTTCGCGACAACAGGGCTCTTGGAAGTTATCCTTATGGGTGCGAAGCCTGCAATGATTCAGATGTACCGTGCATCGAGTGTCAAAAGGAGTTAGCCGAGTATCAAGCTAAGAGAGAAGTAGCTGAAAAAAAAAGAGATGCGTTTTCAAGGGCTTGCGAAAAGACCGTTTTCCCGGATGACCTTAAATTCAAATACATCATTCTTTGCCGAAGGTCTATGTGGCCGAATCAAACCCCACTTGAATTAGTCTTAAAAGAACTTATTCACACGGAAATCTTGTCAATTTTTCAGTCCCAAAATCAAGAACTAATCTCGACAACATGAAAGCCAAACTAACCGACTCGAAAAGCCTTTTGAAGTTCATCTTCAATCAAATGGAGAAGCTGGATAAAAATAAGATAAACCCCGATATTGCAAGGGCACAGGCGGCACTTGCGAGACAGGCAAACAATACCTTGCGCATCAGAATGGATGCCGAAAACAACGCTAAGACAAAATGAACATGAACTTCGATGATTTCCTCCGCAAGGAGGCCGACAAGAGTGGATTCCAATGGAATGACGTTTCAGAGTGGACTCCCGAACAGCTCGCCGCAATGTGGCACAAGGCGGGGCAATCCATCGTGGGGCCGTCCTACAAAGATGTTGACCCGAACCTCACACAAAACCTCGTGAAGTACCTCCTCCGTGATGAGTCCTTCGATGGGAACCTTGACAGGGGCATTCTGATAATAGGCAACAACGGGACAGGCAAGACCATCTACATGAAGATCCTACTCATGCTCCTCACCTATCTGCACTCCAAGCGGACGCCCTCTTACTCAGGGAAACAGATAGAGGCCAATATGAGGCTTCCAGAGGATGAGCAGGGAAGAATAGACGTGCAAAAGGCACTCCTTGCCCCGACATTCTACTTCGATGATCTCGGGGAGGAGCTTGACAGGGTGATGGTATATGGTACCTATGTGGAACTCGGAAAGGATGTCCTGACACAGCGCTACGAGGAGTTCACCTCCAAGGGCTCCCTTACATTCGCCACCTCGAACCTCAACATGAAACAGATAGAGGACAAGTACGGGTATCGAGTGGGAAGCCGCATGCACGAGATGTTCAATGTGTTCATCCGCAAGGGGGAGGACATGAGAAAAGGATTTGTGTGATGAGGGTGCTAAATCTGTATGCCGGTCTTGGAGGAAATAGAAAAGATTGGCAAGGAGTAAAGGTGACGGCTGTTGAAATGGAGCAGCAGATAGCTGACGCATACAAGCGCCTGTATCCTGATGACGAAGTAATAGTGGGAGACGCTCATAAATACCTGAAAGAAAACTTCCGACACTATGACTTCATTTGGAGCTCGCCACCGTGTCAAACTCATAGCAGAATGATGAAAGCCACCCGGCACGATGTCGCAGATTACCCCGATATGAAACTCTACCAGGAAATCATATTTCTTCAACACTTTTTCAAAGGAAAGTGGGTTGTGGAGAATGTTAAGCCCTACTATGAACCGCTTATCCGTCCAACCGTCAAAATGGGCAGGCACTACTTTTGGGCAAACTTCACTATTTGGCCCATTAAGATAGGCTCTCCAAAAAAGTTCATTACAGCCGGGACTACCGAAGAAACACAGGCATTGAAGGATTGGCTGGGCATTCAGTATGATGGCAACATCTACTACAAGAACAATCATTGCCCGGGACAAGTGTTACGAAACTGCGTCCACCCAAAAGTTGGAAACCACATACTCAATGAATCAACCCGAAACGGACTCTTCTAAATGACCACCCCCCGCAAGACCTCCTTCCCGGCAATCCCCTCCTTAGAACACGTTAAGGTTCCTCCCAACGCGGTCGAGTTGGAGGATGCCGTTCTTGGTGCCTGCCTATTGGATGCCGACGCGTTGTCCGAAGTCTCCTCCATTCTCCGGCCCGAGATGTTCTACAAGTTGGAGCACCAGATGGTGTTCTCTGCTATGATGTCCCTTGAATCCGAGGGGAATCCCGCAGACATCCTGACCGTGACACAGAGATTGAAAAAGGACGGGAACCTCTCCGTTGTCGGAGGGGCGCATTTCGTGTCAACCCTAACGGACAGGGTCGGTAGCGGTGCCAACGCGGAATACCACGCAAGGATCATCGCCCAGAAGTTCATTGCAAGGGAACTCATACGGGTGTCGGGAGACATCTACGCGCAGGCGTTCGATGACACGATAGACCCATTGGAACTCCTCGACAGGGCCAATGACGAGGTGGCCTCCATCGGGTCTGACGTTGTGGGAGATGCAGTGGAATCCAATCAAGACCTTCTTAGGCAGGTGATAGAGGACTCCGAGAGGACGGCCTCGGGGGGGAATGTCATCGGAACCCCCATCGGACTCCGCGAATTGGACATCAAAACAGGAGGCTTGCAGGAGGGCCACTTGGACATCCTTGCAGGAAGGCCCGGCATGGGCAAGAGCTCCTTCGCCATCTACGAGGCGTACAGGGTGGCGTTCTCGGAGAAGAAGACCGTGCTGTTCTTCTCATTGGAGATGCCCGCGAAGGAAATCATGCAGAAGATCCTTTCGATTCACACCGGCATCGACTCTTGGAAACTGAAGACAGGGAAGCTCGACCCCGAGCATTGGAACCGCATCAATGCCATGTCAGGGGAGATTATCAAGGCCCCCATCACAATAATCGACAACATCTCGGAGTGGTCCAAGGTCAGGACGAAATGTGTGAACTCCAACAAGAAGCAGCAGATAGGGCTTGTTTCCATTGATTACCTGCAACTCATACAGATTTCCAACAGGAAAGGCAACAGAGAGCAGGAAATAGGGGAAATCAGCAGGGGGTTGAAGCAACTTGCCAAGCACCTGAAATGCCCCATCCGTGCCCTCGCACAGCTATCGAGAGGAGTTGAGACAAGAGGTGGCAACAAGAAGCCTATGCTGAGTGATTTGAGGGAATCCGGCTCAATCGAACAGGACGCGGATAGTGTCACCTTCCTGTACCGCCCCGAGTATTACGGCATAGAGTTCTCCGAGGAGGGAAACCTCCCAACGAACGGCCTCTGCGAGGTCATCATTGCCAAGAACAGGGGAGGACTGACGGGAACGGTTCCCGTTCGGGTGAACCTCGCAACAAGCACCTTCGAGGGTTGGGAGGGAGGTTCCTTCAAGGCCCCGTCACCGCCACCCATTGAGGAGGTGCAGAGATGGAGCCCCATGCCGAGAAGCACCGAGTTCGATGACGATGACGGGAACCCTTTTTGAAAAAAAAATAATTTTAACAGAATAAAGTATATCCAAAAAGCGTTCCCTACATTTGAAGCCTCAAACAGGAATGTCAAAAAAAACCATCATGGCAAAAACAGCAGTAGTGAAAATCGAAGAGAACACCGAGGACACGTCCCTTCAGGGCATCCTCAATAGTTTGTCCCACAACGAGCGTCTTGATTGGCTCGAAACGAATGCCTTCTCCGTGAAGGATGAGGAGTATCATGCCCCGCTCTCTGCGGAGGAACTTGACGAGGTGAAGGGTTTTATCACTCAGCAGAACATCAAGTTGCAGGAATTGGAAGACAAGAAAAATAGGTTCATGGAGGAGCTCAACGCTGAGTTGAAGCCCGCCAAAGAGAAACTTGAAGTGGCCGTTCGCGAGGCGCGCTCAAATGAGCGTCAGGGCTTTGGTAAGGTGTACTACGTGCCGAACCACGAAGAGGGTATCACTTACAAGGTCACGGAAGGGAATCTTATCGTAGGCAGCCGCCCGATGCGTTCCGAGGAGCGTCAGATGAATCTCCTTGCCAAGGTGTAATGAAGTTGGTTCCTTTGGGGAGGTGGCGAAAGATAGACGCTATGTATCCTTTAGAGTTGACTGGTAACGTATGTACCTCATCAATGGGCGACAATCCACCGATAGGTTTGAGGGAAGACAACGTAGCAGATTACAGGAAAGGTGAGGAGCTTATGCTGAACCTCTAAACTTCAACTCGTGCAGGTATCAAATCCTGTCCTCCCCATCGGAATCACATTCAAGAGTAATTCAACAGTAAAACCAATTATCAGCCTCAAGAGGATTGCCAGTCAGGAACAGGCTGGAAGAGGATGACAAACGGGAACAGACCGCTTGCCAACGGAGAAGAAATCCGTGACACCTCGGAAAGACGGGTAATGGGGACATAGCTCAGTTGGTTAGAACGGTTGCTTTGCAAGCAATAGGTCGGGGGTTCAAGTCCCTCTGTCTCCACTAAAGCGCAACACGTGCAAACCGTGCCCTACCCGTATTTAATCGCGCGAGGCTCGTGGCTCAGAAACCACAAGCCGATTTTTTTTCGGCTTTCATGTCGAGAATCCAAAAACTTTCAATTAACTTTGTCTCAGCTTTTGGGAGGGAGCTAATTGAGATGTTGAAATAGGATTTTTAGAGCTCTACGCTCGGACCCGCCAACATGTCAACAGCTCCTTCCCAGAGTAAGCATAAGACGGGTCTTTTTTTTGCCCTGAACTGAGATGATGCAGGTGAAAGAGTACTGCACTACCAATGTTCGGGAACAGGACAAAGAACCGCAGCAGAATGAAGGAATACGGGGTCGGGATAGTAACGGCAGCCCATTTCATTCTGTGCTACTGTGGGATGCGTGAAGCAAACGGGGAGAGCAAGGAGAGAACCCCAAGCGCACAGGCGGCAGGAAAGCCTGGAAGTTCCTCTCGAGTCGTCTGACACTGCCTGTCAGCGATGTGGGCGATAGGGGGGATGGCTCCGTTTAGGAACATTTTTCAAAATCGACTTCCACGGCTCTCACAGGTGCGGAAACGCGCTTGGGAGGCGAAGCCGTGGGACTCCTGAAAGAATTCACCATTTAGGAATTACCCTTTACAAGGTATTTCCTAAAAAAGTATCCATTAAAGGGAATTTTATAGAAACACTTTTATAGGGATACTTTCATCTATTGCCCAAGCTATGCCTCAGAAATAGATCAAAGAAAGGATTTCCCAACCGAGGTATCTTTGCAGGGAACCCATTCAAGAACCTTGCAGCATGAACAGTAACGAGTACGAGATAGAGACAAGCCAGCCCGACCCCGAATCGGGAGCCTCTGAGCACGGCAAGGAGGCAACGTCCATCCCTAAGCTGATCCTCCCTGCACCGATACCCGTCAGGCCACCCAAGTATTCTCGGAATCAGTACGAGGAGGAACACAAGGAGTGGCTCAGAAAGAAGCGAGGGGAATCGGCATGGAGAACTGAGCAAAGGAGGAGATGGAAAGAGGGGTTTGCGGGATTGACGGGAATCCACTACTTCTACATTACCCAGATGCGGATAAAGGACGCGGAGGGAAATCCCATCCGGCCCATGTGGAGGGATGTGGACGAGGAAATCTTCCGAGAGTTCGAGCTGTGCTACAAGGACGAAATCGACTTCTACGTGTTCAAGAGACGTGAGGTGGGACTTTCATCCGTGTTCGGAGGTGCGATTCCATTGTACCTCCTCATCATGTACCCCAACAGCACCTCGCTAATGACCTCCGCTGACCTTACCCGCGTGAAGGACCTCATGGCGAACAAGCTCATTGCCCAGCACAGCTACCTTGAGGATTGGGTAAAGCCGAAAAGGAAGACCTACGACCCGCAGAAAGGGGCCACGTTCTTGGAGATTGACGAGGACGGCAACGAGACAGGGAACATGGCCGAGATTGTTTGCAGGCAGACATCGCAGGATAAGAAGGACGTGACCAACTTGGAGGGCGCAAGGGCCAAGTATGTGTTCCTTGACGAGCTCTTCCTTCACCCGTACCCCGAGGAGGTCCGCTCGTCAGCCCAATCGTGTCTCATGTCGGGCATGGAAAGAGTTGGGATCATGGTGGCGGGAGGTAGCGCGGGTGCCGTGTCGAGGCTCGGACTGAAACAGGCAAGGGAAATATCTCAGAAGGCATTGACGGGAAGCCTGAGAATGCTGTTTCTGTCGGGGGCGAAGGGGATAACAGCCGCAACGATACGAGATGAGAACGGAAAGAAGATAGGCACGGAGAACTTCTGCATAAACGGATGGTCGGACGTGGCGCGGGCAGAGGCATACATTAAATGGCAGAGAGCGATACTTGACCTGAGCCCCAACAAACAGGAACTCATCTCATTCACCAAGAGGTATCCGCTCACGCTCGAAGAGGTACTCACGTCAGACGATTTCGGGGTGATTCCAAGAGACATTGCCGAGCAGATACCCGCACAGGAACTCGAACTAAGAAGCAACCCAAGAAACCTCAAACGGGTCACGATAACATTCGAGAACGGGAAGCCAACTTTCAGGAACGACAGCAGAGGCGCGTGGCTCATCCTTGAACACCCGGTCGCTGGAGAGTACTACTGGATGGGAACGGACGCGATTCCCATGATGGCAAAGAAGGCTGAGGCCACAATAAACCCCGATGGAACGGAGCGGTCGATGCACTGCTCGGCCATTAAACGGAAAGGCACCAACAGCTACGTTGCCATATATCTCCGCAGGACATCCGATGTGGACCTCATATTCGATGAGATGTTCGCAGCTCAACAGGCATATAACAACTGCCAGAACATGATTGAGAGAAACTCCGCAGGACTCATCTACGATAGATACTCCCGTAGCGGAAACCTCAAATACCTCGCGTATCAACCAGAAGCGTTCGGCTCCAAGGGATTCAAGAAGGGAACCGTCAGGGGAGTACACAAGGACGGGCACAACTCGGAAAGGATCTACAACGCAGGGTTCGACTACTTCAGGGACAACATGCGCCTCGTTGACTTCCCTATCATCCTCGAACAGCTCAGAGTGTTCGGCTCAGAGAACACGGACGTGATTGACGCGATAATGATGTGCGAGGTGTTCCATAAGTATCAGGAGATCTCAGCAGGGGAACGCGCTGTCAGGGCCATGAAGCAGACCTACAAATACCAACCCTACATCACATACGAGAACGGGAACCGCGTAGTGAGACACAAGAAGGTGGCCGTCAATTCGGCAGGTCAAGTAATAGGCCCCCATCAAGGAATGACACCACTGACAGGATTATTGTGACTTGTAAAAAATTTATTTGCACAGGTTAAAAATTGTGCGTAGTTTTGAAGGCATGATCCAATCCACCTCCTGCACGGTGCATCCCTCAATAAGCCCCTCCGAGAATTATCTATCGGTGTTCCTCGGTGTGCATCAGTACAAAGACCAGTTCGGGGCTTATCCAGTGGCGGTCGTGAAGGACAAGAACGGGAGACTCATGCAGTGCAAGCTGTCGGCAGTGGAGGTAGAGGTTCCTTGGGGGATACCTTGCAGGGTCATCTACAAGGACACCGACTACACGACACTGTTCTTGGGCACGTTCGACTTCTCCGATGGAGAGAAATCCTATCCGGTGGCCGTTATCAGGAACCAGGATGGGAGGTTGCAGGCAATCCGTTTGGAGGCCGTTCACTTTCTCTCCTCCGTGTATCTCTTTGAAAGAAAAAAGAATGAACCATGAACCTCCCCGACACCCCATACAAGATAGGCTCCACCCGAATCCTCAACGAGGGCAAGAAGTGGTTTCTTTGCAGGGCCACCCCTCCGATACACAAAGGGTTCTGCTATGTGGTCTGGAAGAAAATCAAAGAAGTGCCCAATCAAACAGGAAAGTCGCAGCTTGAGTTTCAGTTTGGGTAACGTATTGGTATATGGTTAGTGCCGTGTAAATAGCACAGACCTTTGAATTAAGAACAGAAGTAATAATTAAATATTTTTAGAGCGTGGGCAAAATAAATAACTTATATACAGCAGAAGCATTATCATTTATGAAGGAAATGAATGATAACTCTGTTGACATAATAGTAACATCACCACCGTATAATTTAATGGGGCAATACTCTTGTAAATCACAAATGAACAGAAGTTTTACAAGTAAAAGGCTTGAAGATTGGTATGATGATAAAATGGATGAAAAAGAATACCAACAATGGCAAAAAGAATGTGTTAGGGAAATGGTTAGAATATGTAAAGGAAGTGTTTTTTACGTGCATCAAGTTAGATATGCTTGGGGTAGAAAAAACGAGTTTTACCACCCTATACATTGGTTAAATGAATTTGTTATATGGTCTGAAATAATTTGGAATAGAGGAAATGGTATAAGTGCTGCA